TGCTGTACATAGGAACCTTTAGTAAAGGTAATAGAAAAATGCTAGAGAGACTACAGAAGATGGAGAAAACCTTGAATGGTATATCTGACCCTGAAGTTAAAGAAGCATTTGAACAGCTAAAAAAGAACGCAATGAACACTTCCTTAATTAGTGAAGGTGTTAATAGTAAGGAGATTAGCGATGCCAATTTAAAGAAATACTTTAACAACTTTAATCAGTTGATTAAAAAGAGTAGAGCTGAATTAAATGATGCTCAAAAAGACCTACTGATGCGTGAAGCCGATGGTAAAGAACCCGTTACTAAGTTTATGGACAATGAAGGTAATGAAATTAAGGGTGAATTTATTGATGCTAACCAAATTGGTGAAGGTGATATAAAATATCTTGATGAAATTAGACCTTTTACTAGACTGTACGAGGGTAAAGTAAAAGACGCAGAACTACAGAGGTTATATGATAGTCTTACTGAACATCTCGAACACTACCATAATCTGGATAATATTAATCTAAATGGTTTCTTTAGAGGTATCTTTAAAAAGAATATAAATGAAGCTACAAAGCTAGACTTACAACAACTTGATAGAGTCTTTCACGATATGCGTGATGGAACTTGGTGGCGTAAGACTATGGATTGGATGACTGGTAAAGATAAAGACCCACAGATTAAGAGAGCTTATTACTGGATGTTCCCTAAAGCTGTTGATAGGGACTTAATGCGTAATCCTGCTATGATGGAATGGGTAGATGACGTTGGTCCATACAAAGACCATTTAGGTAATACATTTGAAAATGCTAAGACTGTCAGACCTACCTCAGTAATTGGCACTATACAACAACTTGCTCATAGAACTCAAGAACTATCTATGCAGAAGTATGAGGAAGAATCTAGTAAATGGAGAGATGAACTTAGACCATACGTTTCAGCTCTTAAAGATGGTGACATCTTATTTGAAATAGCAGTTGCTAAGAGAGAGATGAGGTATGTTAAGGATAAATTAAGAAAGAAATATAAAGATTCATCAAGTGATTACACTGCTAAAGAGATGCCTTATGTAGAAAACTGGAATAAGGTAAGGAAAGAATACCAATTATTAAGAGAGAAGAATTATATAATACCCCTTAAAGAGGGTAACGTCCAGAAGACTGGTGAACAGGTAATAAACTCTATTGATAACTTAATAACAATCAACAATAAGAAGACACGTAACTGGTTAACTGGTAAAGCTGAAAGTGTTAATAAGTGGTTAGACCTATCACAGAATAGCTCTGGAGAGATTACTTGGAACGGTGTTGATAAATTAAGAAAAGAGTTTCATAAGTATATTATGAAGACTGTTCAAGAACAGAGGTCTATTCCTATTGAAGAAATAGGTGTTGATGGAATGAGGCAGATTGTAAAACGAATACAGATTAGTCAGGTCCCTAATAGATTACGTACTTGGGATAGACTACAAGAACTTAGAAAGAATCTAGAGATAACATCCTTTGATGAAACAGGTGACCTAGGTGCTGATTATTACTTCCCTCATATGTCTTTCAATAGAAAGTCTGCTAAGAACAAATTAAAGGGTGCTTTAAAGAAGATTATGGACGACCCTCTACTAACCCCAGAAGAGGTTGCAAAAGAGTCTAAGAAAATATTACATCAGTTTAAGAAAATGACTGGTGATTATATGAGTAAAGATGAGATGGGTGATAACTTTGGTGTAATGCAAGATGTACTTACTGCTATGGCTAATGGTAAAAGAAAGAAAGCTGAATACATATTAAGTAATGATTTAAAGCGTGTTGGCAATCAGTTTAGTAGAGATGCTCACATAGGTGGTTGGGAATCAACTCCTGAAGCCTATGAAGTTTATATGAAGAACGCTATTAACACTTTCTATAAACAAGCTATGCAATTATCTGCTAGAACATCAATGCACAATTTTAATAACTCCTTCTTTAAGAAGACTAAAGATGGGGACCTTACTAATGCTTGGATGAAATTCTTTGAATTATATACTCAAAGTGCTATGGGTTATCCTACTCATATACCTGAAAGAGTAATGAATGACCCTCGTATGAAGATAAAAGGGACAGCTTATAAATGGTTAGCTGATAGTACAGCTAAGAAAAGAATTAATAAGATAGGTAAAGCTCTTGGTGTAGGTCGTAAAGACTTAGAAAAGATGAACCTAGATGAGAAAACTATTGATGAATTAAGTGGTGTAGAATATTCCCAGCTACAAGGCTGGGGAGCTTGGGAAGCTAAGTGGCAGTTAGCATCACTACTTGCTCACCCTAAGAGTTCAATAGCAAACCTTTATGGTGGTACTGTTCATACTTGGATAAGTACTGGATATGATAACCTTAAAAAGGCTAGAAACTTTGATTACTTAAAGACTAATGTTAATCCTAAGTGGGAAAATATGAAAGATGTAGAGAAATGGCTACAGTCTAAGGGTATTATTGAAGAATTTTTAGTTCACGAAGCAGGTCTTAATCCCCAGTTAAAAGGTAAAAGAAATCAACAGTTTATAAAGGCGGCAGTCTCTAAAATAAAGAGAGACCCTAACTTTAGTGATGAAAGTTTCTTACAATTAGCCAGAAAACACGGAATTACTGACCGAGCATTTGCCGCCGCCAGTGCTTTTATGCGTGTTCCTGAAAGAGTTTTAAGACGTGACTCTTTTATGGCTCATTATTTACAGGCAAAAGAATTATTTGGAGGTGCTATAAGAGATTTTGATAGCCCGTTCCTTATTAACTACGCTAAAAAAGGTGTAAAAGGTACACAATTCTTGTACTCAGCACCATTTAGACCATTATTTACTAACAGCACTCTGGGTAGGGTGATGTCTCGTTTCCAGTTATGGAGCTGGAACTCTGTTCGTTTTAGAAATGACGTAATAAGACGAGCAAAAATAGCAGGATTCCGTGAAGGTACTCCTGAATTTGAGTCCTTTCAAAGAATGGCACAGGCTGATTTGTTTATGTTAGGCTTGTCTAATCTATTTATGTATAGTTTATTTGAGAGTTCACTTCCAGCTCCTTGGAATTGGTTCCAAGATACTGCTGATTTGTTAATGGGCAATGAAAAAGAGAGAGATAGAGCTTTCTTTGGTTCACCATTTGGTCCATTACAAGCTATTAGTCCACCATCTGCTAGATTACTAGCACCTATGTTTAAGTGGATGGTATCAGGAGATAGTACTAGATTAACAGACTATTACTTATGGACTATACCACCATTTGGTAGAATAATTAGAGACGTTGTAGGACCGGGAGGTATAATAGAGAACCCGTTCTATACAGTAACAAAATTTACAGGATTACCATTGATGCAAGCCGGTCAATTAATAAAGCAAGAAAAACCTGAAGCACGGCGAGGGAGGTTCTTCTACGGATAATGCCAATACCTAATCATTGTGGAGAGTGCGATAAGCCAATGACAAACGATGACGGATGGTTGTGTGATGTTTGTAGAGAAGAAGAACGACAAAAGAATATGGTTTCAACTAATAATACAGGTGAACCATTAAAAAATATGTTACCAAGTATGCAAGATGAAAAAGAAGATACTACAAGAAGCGAAGAAGATAGCTAAGACTACGTACGAAGACTTTACGAAGGCTTATGAACCACTTAATATAACTGCAACTGACGCAGTGGGTGCTGGTCTTGTAGGAGCAGTTGGAGCCTCTACAGCACAAAAACAAGGAGCTGTTGACTTTACTTCTGATGATAATATGGAAAGATTAAAGATGATGGCTACAATAGGTGGAAGTATGTTAGCTGGTGGTGTAGGTGCAAGAGCTTTTAAATCTGGTTTTCAAAAAATTACAAGAGGTATGGCATCAAGAGGACAGATTAGAGATAGTGCTGTCTCTGAATTACGTAATAACTTACAAGGTGATTTCTTCCATAGAGTTGCAGTCCCATTTTATGGTGGCGGGAAGGCACAGCAAGGACTAAGTGCTTTAGTAGAAACAATGTTTGGTGCTGGAAGAAGTGCAAAACGTCTTGTGGACCCTAGGATGTCTTATGCTAGTAATAAGTCTGGTATCCCACAGTTCTTTAAGAATGATATATATACTTTTAAGAATATGATGAAGGAAGCTGAAGACAATATAAATAATATTGATATGGCTCCCTTTAGAAAAATGTCTGAAAAAGCAGGAATAGCGGCGTATAAAAAAGAAGTTGCGAAGCAAATGAAGGACGTTAATAAAGCAACTAAGCTTTTACACAATAAAATAATAAATGATTATAGTAATAGTGTCATATTTAAAGGTGTCCCTAAAGAACAGCTTAAAAAATATGCTGATTCATTTGTTGAACAAGTCTCCTATGAGAATGTACTAAAAGGTTTTCCAGATGCAAAAGGTGTAGTAGCAAACCTACCTAAAGAAGCAATAGATAATATGATAAGGGTTCAAGGTCTTAGTCCTAAAAATCCTATAAAATTTATGAGAGTAAATGATAAAGATTTAAGACAGGGTGGTGATGTGTTAAGAGGCATACAATTTGACCACAGAGCCGCAAAATGGTTTGAAAAAGCAAATGCTGGGGAAACAAGTCCAGAATTACTTTTATCAAATGCCAAATCAATTTTTGGTAAAAATTCTGTTCACAAATTACCAAAAGGTGAGATACAGATTATATTTTCCCCGACAACGAAACGTAAGACTGACTGGGGTGGTTATGCAGGAACCATTGTCATTGACCCTAAAAATCCCAGTCACATTACGATGATGGCTAATGATTTAAGGGATTTATTTAAAATTAAAGGTGGTGCTCATAACGTAATCAATATTAGTCCTGTAAGAAGAATTGAGATGCCTGAAGTATTAAAGAACATAACACCTCCAAAAGAAACGGGTAGTGGCTTTACTAAGAAATATAAAGCACGTCCCAACGTAAAAGTTACAGATGAGATGCTTGATAGAGTAAGTAAGAGTGCACAGATGGCTAAAAGTGATATAAACCTTATGTTAGAACTTGCTGATGATTATACTAAAGCCCACAAAGACTGGAAACTTACTGGTGACTTCGTATCAAGTCGCTTAGGTGCCGGAGCAGGTATACTCGGCGTTTACGCTTTAGCGTCAGAAGATTGATTCCTGTTACAACTCCGAAATAGAAAAGCCGATTGCTCGGCTTCTCGTTAATCTGATAGTTTACCCATCGCTATGTAAAATAACTCTGGAGTAAGTCTTTTCAGATTACCTTCTTTACATCTACCTGCCATTCTATTGACCACGCACTTTAATTCGTACATTATCTGGTCCATAGCTCCAGCTCCTAGCTGAATACCTTGCTGTTTAAATGCCTTCTTTATTTCTGCTTGTGTCATACACAACTCCTTATTATTTAATGAAGGTTAGTGGAGATAAGGAAAGGACACCACATCTCCACCGACTGTAACAAACCATAACAAGGGACTAACTCCCTGCTCAATAAACCGTACAGTACTAACCTTCAATTTAATGTGCGGCATTCGTGGTGACATCTTAAATATCCACGTTTCGTTAGACCCGTCAGCCCGATTGCCTAGTCTACCGCACTTGTATACAATTCTAAAAGAGCCTCTGGTGCCAACCATTTATTTGTCATCCTGATTCTTTTTGACGTTGGTTTTGCTAGGCTAACCATTATTGCTTAATCAACATCTCACTGAGCACCTTTCGGTACAAACTCAGAACAAAAAGTAGAGGCTCCTCTATTTCTTTTAATCGCAATTACTTCCCGGTATGCACTTTGTAGGTGCTGTTAACGGACTATCGTTCTCATCTCCCGGGTCGTGGGGACTTACATCGTGTACTTTATTAATAGGATTATCAGTCTGTCCGATTCTCTTGTCGTCCTCGTGACACCACTTACTACCTTCTTTTAGTACGTCTATAAGCTCCATTATCTCATTAGCACTTTCCATACTGTTTTCTCTGTATGCTTCACTATGTATCTCGTGTAATCCTTTTAGAATAAGCTTTATCTGCTGTGGTTCCACCCTTACTGGTGGTTTTACTGCATCTGCTTCCAATTCTAATAAGTATGCTGTAAGATAAACAACTGTGTCAAGTACCTCATCTATAGACTCTTGGAGATTGGTTAAACCTCTCTCCCGCCTGATAGGCACTTCACGTTTGTATTCCTGCTGACCTTTATCAAGTCTAGCCTGAATAAGTTCAATTATTTTAGCGTTAACTGACATCTAATATCTCCCTCCCTTGGCTAGTTTCTTCATTACGTATGTATTTAACTCTTCTGGTAGCTCACTTATTAACTGTATAAGTAGCTTAAAGTCTGTTTCGTTCAACGGACCTTTACGAGTATTACACGTCTTACAGATTAACTGTAAGTTCTTTTTATTAGAGGGTCCACCCTTTGTAAGAGGAATGATATGGTCACAGGCTATCGTTCTAAACGTAAGTTGTTTATCGCAATACCTGCAACCCTTACCATATATAGTATAGAACATAACACGTATATCGGCGGCATCAATGTCGAACTTTACTTCGTATTGTTCACTACGCCTTTTGAGAGAACTCTTTAGAGAACTCATCTTAGAGGCGAGTTTCTTGTATGCTTTCTGCCAATAAGTTTTGTGTATAGGCTCTAAAACCTTTTTAAACTCTTCTTTACTCGGTGGTCCCAATGTCGAATCTCTGAGTGCCATAATTTGCACCATACCTCAATCTTTTGAATCTCAAGAGTTTTATAGACTTCTGCTGTAACTCTGTCATTCTTTTGTGCCCTGCACTCCCAACTTTTAGCCGACCTTCACTAACTAACTTCTGATAGAAGAGAATTAGTCCATTTAAAGTTATATTGTTGTCATTACCCTTTTTTGGGTTTGTACTTACTAGTCGCATAGGACCTCCTAATTAGCTTGTTCATTTTCCATTCTAATCTGTGAAGTCTCCATATTATGCTTATAAACATACATAACATAAAGAACACGTACGCTTCCCAAGCTAAGAGAAACGGTACTGTATTTTCCATCATAGAATCCCAATAGTGTTTTAACATAGTTTCTACCCCTATAGAAATTAATGGGGAAGAGTATTGCTACTCCTCCCCGTGGTTTTACGCTAATTATACCGTTAAGGTGTATTCAGCGTATTTATTTCCTGTATGTGACTTAACACGGTCAGTGACTATGTTATGTCCATCAGTTCGCAATGAATTTATGACAGCCGCTAATCTAAAGCAACCACATCTATTCAGTGCCATCATCGGTGTTACCTTCACTCCTTGTTCTAAGAGTTCCAATATCACTGTTTTTTGACTTCTTGCGTTTCTCGGCATAAGTTCTCCTCCGATTTTACGAAAGTTAAGGTAATACCAAACTTCCATACTGCTACTTGAAACTTTACATTGTCATTATGAAAGACTATGCTGGTTTGTAGTAACTGTATTAAGGTTATGATAATACCATTTACTGGAAAGAATATATCTATTATAGGAGTCACGAACGTCTTACCCTCTTCACCTTTTCTATAAAGAAACCGGGAATATAGGTACCTTGTGTTAACTCTTTTCTAGCTTTCTTCTTATCAATACTGGTAGTCATCTTAACTACTTTATACTCATCTGGTACACTGTCTTCATCTGATACGGCTACTGGTCCGAATGTCTCATAGAGCTTGTATCTTGCAGTATCAGTTTCATAGATTCCGTTTTCTCCAACTTCCTCTACTACCATAGGTATAAGTGTTTGGTTAAAGTATTTCTTTAAAGACTCTGTAGCCCTTCTACGCACTTTTAATCTTTGTATTTCTTTATTAAGTGCTTCGACTTCAGCGTCTATAAGATGTACTTTCTTGTCAATATTAACCATAAAATGGTCAATGCCGTCAAGTTTCCTGCTTATATCCTTCTTAGTGACAGTTAACGCAGTGTCGATAATGTTAACTTCATCTTGATTGTCAGCGTATTCTAACTGACATTCTAAATCAATAAAGTCACCTATCAACTGTTTAGTCGTTTTCTTTTCCATACTCTTCCTCAATAGCTTTCTCGATTATGTATTCTAACTGTTTACGCATACTACGCTTGTTCTTTTGAGCTAGTTTCTGTAATTGTAACTTCCTTTCCATAGGAATCTCTGTTTTAACTACAGCCTTATCTCCGAATGGTACTGGCATTATTGCCTCCTTTTTAATCTAAATGAGGGAGTCCACATCAGTTCTACATCAAACAAGTCTCCATCGCTATTCTTAAATAGAGAGACTGTTTTATCTACTGAGTCTTGTTTTCCATTGATACCAATTACCTTTCTAGAGGCATTTTCTATGGCACCACTACCCTTACCAGCATATATGTCAAGAATTTGATTACGTGAATACTCACGAGCTACTTGACTTATCTGTATAATGATAATATCTAGGTTAACAGCAAGGTTTGACAGGAAATGTGAAATATACCTGACTTGCTCATACTCTCCTCTAACACCTCTAGGTACTTCTACTAAGTCTATATAGTCAACAACAACCAAGTTAGGTTGAAGGTCCCGTATAGTCTTTTGTATCATATCTGGAGTAGGTGCTACAGTTTGTAGATTAAGATGTTCTAAGTACTGATTATAGTTGTCTCCAACATATTTGTAATTAGCTGTAACATCGTCTTTGCTCATACCAGCAACTATCTGCTGATTACGTCTGTGCATATACCAACCACTTAATTCTAAAGATAAGAACAATGTCGGTATTTGCCACTCTTGTCTGATTTCATCATTAGCGAAATCATATCCTAACGCTATGTTCTGGGCTAAAGCTGTCTTATTAGCACCAGTAGGTCCGAATATTGTTACTAATTCACCGGGATATATGTTACAATCTTTCTCTTCCATTCCGAACATCGCAGATAATGGTATCATTTTACCAGTAAAATCTGACTCTAATCTTTCTTCCAGTTCTGATTGTAAATCTCCTGATGTTTTAATATCAACAAGATAGTCTTTGTTTTTGTAGTATACGCACTTTGGGTTACACAAACTTGCTAGTAACTCGTCCTGACAACCATACTTATATCCGTAGTTATATGTACTTTCGACCTTATCTATAACTACTTGTGGATTAAGTTGGTTATTATTCCAGTGTAGCAAACTTGCTTTTGTAGCATCACTTGGTATACCATTTCGTCTAAAATGAGAAGCCATACGCAATAAAGAATGATTACGACTGCCTGACTGCGGTCCCTTGTTATACATTGTCTGTATACAATTAACCACGTTAGCTGGTTCGTTAACCTTCTGCATTGACCTAACTTTTGGAACTTCATTTACTATTTTTTTTTCTAAGTGACCTTCACCCCAGAGTTCTTCAACTCCGTGGTCAAGTCGCCTATCTTGAGCTAGTTTAACGATGTTCGTATGATTAGTATGTAATTCTTCAACACTCAAAGGTATCTTGTACAAAGATGACTTTTGATTTAGACTGTGTGCTACTCTTATGAGTGCGGTCCTTGTGTAGACTGCTGGGTCGGTATGTATATCGTCTATTAGATTAAGCATCGTAGCTTTAACTATGTAAGGTAATTGCTCACTAGGTTTAAAGCCAAAACACTCTGCACTAACATCAATATGATACCCTGTACCACTAAAGTATATT